GACCAGGCGATGCGGCCTCGCGGTCGATTCCCTACTCGTCGCCAGCTTGCCGCAGTCTGGTGCTGGTCACAGTCTAGGGTGTCGCGCCTGCTCGCTGATGTCGATGCCTGGTCAGACCCATCGAAGCGCGAGGCCTGGGATGTCTGGTTCGAGTCGAATCGACGTGGACCAAAAGTGAACCAAAACCGGACCAAGAGTGAACCAAAACCGGACCAAAACCGGACCAAGCGAGGCAGGGTAAAACTAGCGAATGACGATTCAGCGGACCAAGAGCGGACCAAGAGTGGACCAAAGGTGAACCAAGAGCGGACCAAGAGTGACCACAGGCGCGTAGTTACACACTCACAACCACAACCACCTTCACAACCACAGAAGGAAGACAGCCTGTTTCGCGTCTGGTCGCACTACCGCGAGGCATGGCGTCGAGTGCATGGCGCGTCTCTGAACAAGGCACCGCCGAAGCGGGGCGGTCTGTCGACAGTCATTCGAGAGCATGGCGAAGACAAGACCATCGAGCTTGTCGACTGGTGGGAACAGAGCCCAGACGACCGCGCGACATTCCTTCGAGAGCGACGCATCGGTCACACGACACTTTTCCGACCGTCGAAGGCTGCCAGCTACCTCGACGAGTGGGTCACCGCTTGGCGCCAAGGACAGGCCGACCGATTCACCGCGACACCGAAGCCAGAAGCGGTGCCTAACTTCGCAAGACGGTTCCGCGTGTTGCAAGGTTCGAAGACCGATGTCATCGACGGTCAGTGATTATCTTTCCGGTAAAGGGTTGCAACATGCACACCTGCACTGTATAAGGTGAGCACCTAACAGGGGGCATCATGATTCCAGAGATGACGACAGAGATGTTTCGCTTCGCGCTAAGCGAGGACAGCAACTGGCAGAAGCAAGGTCGGATACTGCGCATCGCGGTGCTGAACACACAGGCCATCATCGGCACTGACGAGTACAGGACAGCCGCTAAGACTGGCGAAACGTTCGACGCATGGTGGCTCGGCTTCCAAGCGCAGACGAGAGAAGATGTGTTCGGCGGCCTCGCTGACCTGTCGAACGTCGAGCGCGCTGCGTTCGTCATGGGTGGCAGGTATCTACAGTGCCTGCTCGCTGCCGGAAGTGGGGAACTACGATGACCTGCATCAAAGTTATGACCACGTATGACGACCTTGGAGTCGAGTTTAAGCGCTTCGCTTTAGACCAAACTATCGCCTCCGTTACCATCGACATTCAATGTGGCGAAGATAACCTGACCGTCGATGCCATCGCTGGCGACAAGCAGGATGCGGCCCAACTGCTCGTGAGCAAATTAGAAGCCGCAGAGCAGGTCCTGACGTTGCTCGGCGAGAGGGACGCCGCTCACATCGTCAGCGAGTACAACGCCGACATTTTTGATGTCTGGCTTGAGGTCGAGCTTGACGCTCGCCAGGCTGCGGTGCTGGCATGACCTGCATCAAAGTTGGCGGCTATTCCGTCGAGGTTATCGACCTCAAGTTCGGCAGACTGCAAGCCAAGGTTACGTTTGACTTCGGATTCAGGCGCAAGCTGGTGCTGCAATCCATGGCGAAGACACCATGGTCTGCACTCATGGAGTTGACGCTGTGCTGCGAGACAGCGTTCGAGGCGCTGCGCGCTGTCGACGAAGACAGTCACGCAGACACGGTGCACGCTTTCGCCGATGCGCTTGGTGACTATATCGACAGCATCGGGCAGACTGATGCCGAGTGACCAGGGCATAGCCGACAGCATCGAGCTTCTCGTCGCCGCTGGTTGCTCGATGCCAAAGGCGACCTCGGTGGCTGCCATCGGCGTCGCCTGGTCGGTGGTCATGCCAGACGTTGATGACGATAGGCTGATGGCTGCCTGTCTGCTCTACCTGCGAGGCCCGCAGGCAGCTTGGTGGCCAAAGCCTGGGCAGTTGCTCGAACTACTGCGAGGCGGTCAGGACGACACAAGCGGCGAAGACTGGGGGCGACTTCGAGGTCTTCGTCGGCAGCATGGCGCGACAGAGCCAGCCGCTATCGATGCGCCTCGCACCTTCGAACTCTCACCGAGCAGAGCCGAAGCACAGGCGCGCTGGTGTGGCATCGAGGACTGTGGCGGCTGGTCTCGCTTCGCGGCTGGCGCTCGTCTCGATGTGTTCGTCAGTGGCTACCGTCGAGCCATCGAAGGCGCTCGCAGGCTGCTCGAAGGGTCGACCCGATGGTCAGACAAGGTGAAGCGCGAGGTCGCCGACTGGCACCGACAGGCCGACGCGAGTGCGGCCTATCAAGAGCTTCGAGGCATCGCCGACCGATGTGGTGCGATGGTGCCTCGCGACCCTCGCAAGCCGAAGCCATTTCGACTGCACGATGACCCTCGACGTGAGCGTGCCATGTCTGCCGGTCTGGCTGCCGCTGGTGGCTGGCGTGAGGTCTGGCCTGATGGGTCGACGATTCCAGAGAACTTGCGAGCCAGCGACGCTGCGAATCGGCGGGCCTTCGTGTCTGCCTATCGGGCAGCAATGCAGCGGACGGAGCGACGCAGCGAGGCACACAAGGTCGCCGCGCTGGTAGACATGACATCACAAGCGCTGGCGCTGCCGGTGCATGACAGGGAGCAACTATGACGCGACACCACGAACTGATTGCGCTGCGAGTCAGGGCCGAGCGATGCACCAAGGAAGCCAAGGCGCTGCGAGTGCTAGTCAGCCAGCTCGAAGACGAACTGGCGCGGGCCAAGCGCCTGCCGGACGACCACTTTGCTGAGTTGGTCGACCTGTCCATCGCGCTTGTCGAGTGGGAGCGGCTACCTTGGTGGCGTCGCATATGGACCACACCGAAGGCGATGCTGCTGCTTGATGGTGCGTCATGAAGACACACTATCAGCCATGGCCAGGCGAGCAGGTCACTTCGTGCGGCCTGTCAGGTCAGGACATGACGACCGACCCTGCCCAGGTCGATTGCCTGGCATGTCGTCGAAGCCATCGGTATCGCGATGCTGTCAACGATGACCCACCACCGATGCCGAGCAAGCGTGAGCGAGTGGCTGTCATGGTGCGCAGGGCGCTCGATGCTGGGCCGAGCACTGTCGCCGACATCGCCAGCGCGGTCAGGGTGACAGGGCGCCGCGTGCGTCAGGTGCTCGTCGAGTCTGGTGCCGAGCGACATCGACACTGGTGCGACCGCCGTGTCGTCATTTGGAGCAAGCCGCAAGGGGGATGGCATGAATGAGCAGATGACGATGGGCCTGGCCATTATGGTCGGGAGTACACTTTTCGGGCTGCTTATGGAGTGGCGGTGGCGAGCCATCGACGCAGAAAAGAAGCGACTCGAACAAAAAAACCGCATGTAGGGTGTACAACGTGTTCATAGCACACTATATGTACAGTGTGAACAGGGAGTGACCATGACGACCATCAGCCTGACCGAAGCCCTTCGCGACTACCCTTCCAGCCTCGTTGGCTGGTGGACTTCTGCCGATGGCGCTGGCTGTCTCGACATGACTGGCGCGACCGTCGCTCAGGCGGTCGTCGAGATGTCGGCGCAGTGCATCGACGATGACCAGCGTGCCGACTTAATGGCTGGCTCTATTGAGTGCGCCATCTAAACCAACGAGACAGGGAGCAGACATGAAGCAGTACGAACAAGACACCGCCGACATGATTGAACGCAGCATCGACCGCATGATTCGGCAGCTCTTCGAAGTCGAGACGACACCGCAGCACCGCGAGTTTCTGGAACAGTGCATCGCTAATGCACGCCGAGAGCGAGCGTCAGTGTACGCTGGAACCTGGGCCGATGTGCACAACCCGAAGGTGATGGCATGACCTTCGACGAACTATCCGACGCACTTGCCGCCAGCCGCTCGGCGCGGAATCTGAACACAAGACAGGGAGCAGACATGAACCAAGCAAACAAGAATGGCAGAGAGTTTCGCGAAGATATGCGGGCAATTTTGCGCCTTCGAGGCTTCGAGCCTGAGCGCAAGGTCTACCGGCCAGTGTGGGCGACAGAGGGCTCGACCCACTTCGTCGACTTCGCTGTGGGTGCTGACATCGCTATCGAGTGCACGTTTCAGCGCACCAGCGGCAGCGCCGATGTGAAGGTCTTCGCCGACATCTACAGTGCGAGTGTCGCGCTTGACTGCCGTCATTACGTGGTCGTGCTGGGTGGCCAGCATTGGGAGTCACCGCGAGGCATGGCCATCGCCAGCGCGGCTCGCGACTTCGCGGCTAGGGAGTCGACCGACCAGAAGCAGCTACACGTCATGACCTTGTGGGAGTTTCGCGAGTGGCTGAAGACTCC